TAACGGTCGATCCGACTTCATGTGCACCAATGCCGTGCAGTACCTGATTCGCGAAGGCAAGATGCATTGCGCCGTACAAATGAGGAGCAATGATGTTTGGTCAGGATATAGGAATGATTATGCATGGCAGAAGCATGTACTCGATCTATTGGTGGCCGACTATAATCGTCTAACAGAATCAAATATAGCCGCCGGCGATATTCATTGGAATGTTGGATCATTGCATTGCTATGAGCGCAATTTTTGGATGGTAGAATGTTATGGTAAATTCCGGCGCAATATGTCAAAAGCTGAATACATCGCTTTGTGCCCTGATTCGAAATATATTAGCTAAATAATCTAATGACGTAGTGTTTGGTTGTATAAATAAACCATATGGGCTACGTTTACAAATACACGCATAAGACTACTAAGAAATGGTACATTGGCAGTCATAATGGATTAAAAAAGAACTATTCTGGTTCAGGTCTATTATGGCAAAAGGCTAAAAGAAAATATGGAATTGAGGCTTATGATAAAGAGATTCTATACGATGGGCCAGATTACCAAGCAGAAGAAGAACGAATCTTAAAAGAACTTGATGCAACGAATGACCCCATGTCATACAATATGAAAAATGAATCATTAGGCGGTTCATTTCCGGGTGAAAAGAATGGAATGTTTGGCAAAAAATTAACTGAAGAACATCGTTATGCGTGTGGTAAGGCGTTTAGAGGTAAAAAAAGGCCTGACCATTCTAAAAACATGATTGGAGAAAGCAATCCAATGTTTGGTAAGAATGATCACGCTCATGGTATTATCGAAAGGGCTAAGGCTAATTCAAGTAAAACATATGAAGAAATTTTTGGACAAGATAAGAGTAAAGAATTGAAAGAAAAATTATCTAATAGCCAAAAGGGCAAAAAACACAAATTGAAAGAAGTTGAATGCCCTAACTGTAAGAAGAAGGGTGCTGGACCAAATATGACTCGATACCATTTTGATAACTGTAAGGCTAAGCCATGAGCGACTGGGATTCTAGATTCTTGAAGATGGCCACTGAGGTTGCCGCGTGGTCCAAAGATCCGTCTCGAAAGATCGGCTGCGTGATCGTCAGGCATCGTCGCATCTTGGCATCCGGCTATAATGGTTTTCCTCGTGGAATCAAGGATACGCCTGAAAGACTTAATACACGCGAACTGAAGTACAAATACGTGGTTCATGCGGAGATGAATGCGATCTACAACGCGATTCAACACGGAGTATCTTTAGACGGTGCTACGCTGTATGCCATCGGATTGCCTATTTGTTCTGAGTGTGCCAAGGGCATCATTCAGGTAGGCATTCATAGGGTCGTCATTCCTAAGCAGGACATTCCAGAGCATTGGCGAGAATCTTGTGGATTCACGTACAACCTCTTTGACGAAGCTAGTATTCAATACGACATGATATGATAATTGAACCAACACCATACTATCAGGACTTCCTTCGCTACTTCAGGCTCGCCAAGGAACAGCAGGAGAAGTGCAACGTGTCGTTGAATCCTCCATACGGAATGCTCACACACATGGAATCCAATATGAATGATGGACTCCTCGAGAACGTGGAACTGTATGACGTCGTCGAGCGTAAGTATGCCGGATTCTCTCAGATCGTGAATGACTGCTTCTATGGATGGACGGATAGACATCCGTACTGGAAGAAGATGGAGGCAGGTAAGATCACTCCTCAACGAGATCAGGTCGCACACGACTGGACCGGTAAGCATGCACACTTTGGCCTGGCCGAATGGCTCTACGTCTTCATTCTCCATCGCGTGTGTGGTTCCGGCATCAACTACGCACAGAAGCCCTCGGGCTATCATAACACTCTGCTCCTGAAGCTCCATCGAGCCAAGTCGATCGAGGACATGTGCGAGATGGTGAAGAACGAGAAGAACTCCTTCTACACTTCCGTGGGATATCAGTTCCCTGCGTTTCCTAAGCCTCCGGCTGGATACAAGCGTGGAGGCGACTACTATCTCTGTGAGTTCGCTCCTCGACTGGCTCGTGATCTGGCAGATTGGCTTCAAACACCGGCATTTGGAAAGAAAACTCTACGCGGTATCGGCGAGTTCATGCTCGATTGGAATGTCGTAAATGGCCTTCGTCAGTATCATTTTCAATACGCTGCCATCATTGCCGATATTGCAGACTGGTATCCTCAATACGTTGATCGTCAATCGATGTTCTTCTATGGATCGAATGCCGAGCAGTGCATCTCGTATCTGGCTCGTCCTCTCAAGAAGATGAAGACTCAGGCTTTCCTCGATGCCGTGATGGAGATGGCATGTAAAGATACTGGAGAGGTTCCCTACAACATAGAAGACGTTTGCTGTGACTATATTCGATACTGTACAAATTACGTACGCATGGGTGAGGCATATAATAACCTCGATCGCGATAAGGTATTTAATTCTTCGAAGATCATTCATCCGTATGGCAGACAGAAAGCGATGCTCGATCTTGGACTCATGAAGACATTCAATGATCCATCGCAGAACTTCTACTACGACGAGGTCATCAAGGCAAACAACTTGACCGAGAGGGAATACATCAAGCTCGTTCAGGATCATCCGAACTACAAGGACTGGATCGGAGTACCAGAAAAATTCCCCACTAAATAAAATTATGGCACACGACGAACACGTAATCGACGGCAACAATAAAGACGTCCCGATGGGAATGTCTTACGAGGAGGCGAAGCAGTACTATCTGAGTCTATGCGAGGGCTGGACTCCATACAATAGTTCTCCCATGGTCATCGAGCACGAGGGAGTGCAGGTGGTTCGAGATGATCTGACCGTGGGCACCAAGACTCGAGCCGGTGATCTTCTCTGTGCAAAGATTCAGAATAAGACTCTCGTGTATTGTCAACCTCGAGTTGGATTGGCCGGAGTATCTCTATGTGATGTGGCTAAGCGTCATAATAAAGATGTGGTCCTATTCATGCCATCATCTAAGGAGATCTCACTGCATCAGGCTTGCTGCATCGAACGTGGAGCTACTCCGATCTTCGAACGCATCGCGGCTATGCCGAATCTAAACCTCTATGCTAAGAAGTGGGCAGAAGAACACAACGCTTGTTTTATTCCTCTCGGCCTGAAGCATGAGTTGGCAACCGCGGCGATCGTACATGCCGCCTCAACGATCCCTGAGCCCGATGAGGTATATGTGGCTATCTCTACCGGTGTACTCTCTCGAGCCCTTCAGATCGCTTGGCCGAATGCCAAGTTTACATGTGTCGCCGTGGCTCGCAATCTACAGGCCGGTGAACTTGGTCGTGCTGAAGTCATCTCGGAGCCTCTGGCATTTCCACAGTCTGAGAAGAAAGAAAATCTACCACCGTTTCCGACCGTTGCCAGTTACGACGGAAAAATTTGGAAATATATTCCCAAGGATGGCAAGAAGCGCCGACTGATGTGGAATGTTGGCCGTGACCCCATTCTAAAAGACGCCACAATTATTCAGCGCACGGACTCATATCGTAAATGGAAGAAGGACATGCAATGAACGACATTCTGTATCCTAACACGGCTCAGATTACACTCAAGGACGGCAAGCCCAAGGACTCTTGGATGCGCGATTGGACTCATGAGGAGCGCGTGGCGAAGTTCTTTGAGTTCTGTCGTAAGTTTGACCTTCGTGAGGACAAGCTGCTCAGCGAAGACTATCAGATCTTCTCCCATCGTCTTCATTGGCATGAACATCCTTTCGTGGAGCTCATGACAGGAGTAAAGGACTCTCGCGATCGTCTTTGGTACGCCTTGGTCTTCTCGTTTACCAATGAGCACTGGGGTACGCTGACTCATCTGATGACGCATGGCATTGATAAGACTCGCGAGCACTTCAAGCATAATCGTCATGCTCGATCTGACTTATTTCAGATCTACTATCCCAAAGGTACGGATGTAAAGGAATGGCTTTTGACCGGACCATTAAAGGCGGCGAATGCTCTTCATCATCATCTCACAAATGGCAAGAGGTACACGATGATGCAGTTTGCCAAGATCCTCGAGGCTCACTTCAAGAAGGAACAGAACTTTCGTTCTCCTCTCTATCCTTGTAAGAACACGGCTCGATATGTGGCGATGGCATTTCCGCATCTCGTAGATCCTGAGTCCGTCCTCTACGGAGGTACTGGGCACTTCGACGGCATGCATCAGATCTTCCTCGAGAACGTCAACGGCAAGGTGAAGTACGAGATCGACGCGGACGGCGAGTTCGTTCCAAAGAATCATCAGGCCAATGTGTGGCTCGCTCAGATGAGTTACCTCTGCGAGCATCCAGACAATCCTATGACATGCCAACATTGGTTGAACGTAGAGGATAAAAGTTGCCTATTTTACAAATCCATAGCAATTAGACATGGCGTAAAACATCCAACGAAGCGTATTCCTTACGATTGGATCTTTCCTATGAATTTTGATCTAGCAAAACATCCTACCGGCAAAGTCGTATTAAATGGACATACAACACGTCA